TACTCCGCCACAATTTTCTAATAAATCTACTTTATCAAGCCAAACTCTCTTTTTCCATTCTCCAAATTCTACTATAAGATAATTGGATCCACATACCTTAATAGTGCCAACATCGTTTGTTTCTTTTAGAGCAACAATATCACCAACATTAAATAGTTTACCTTCAACGTATTCTTCTCGTTTTTCAGATACTGGGTCTAGCTTTATTTCTATCTTCTGTTCTTTAAGACCCATGCCTTTTCTTACAGTAAGGAATAATTCTTTAGGATCTACATTCTTAGGTAGTCCTTTGGCAAATGATGCCATATCGTTATCTGCTGCAGCTGCTCTCATTTTAGAAGCAGACATCCCTGTCACTCCTTCTGCATCTGGATCTCTATCTCCTGCTGAAACTACTTTAATCTGATCCTTAAATTCGTAGAATCCATGACGAGATTTTACGCCATTATATTTATTAAGTAGTATTGAAAATTCTTTTACCCTATCTGAACCTGCGACCATATTTACTTTCGTATATCCTTGGTCGTATAATTTAGTTGCTATGTCCAATACCGTTCTTACATCATTATCTGCCATGATTGAACGTGCATGTTTAGGAAATATTTTTCTAAGGAATTTTATTTTTTGCTTGAATGTAAGAGGATTCTTTTTAGGATCTTGTGATTTGGAGGCATATATTCTATAAGAACCGCCAGAAGCCTTTTTTAATTGCTCGAACAACTTTTCATGCCCTGTTGTTGGAGGATTAAAACGTCCGAACACAAAGGTCATTTCACCTTTTGCCTCTTTTAAATATTCGCTAAATCTTATAAAATTACTCATGCTTGTTCATTCCCAGGGGTTTTTGTTTTTAACTTTTCTCTATCAGCCTTTTTTATTCTAGGCAAAAGTTTCTTAGCAATTTTACTAATTGCACCTTTTTTCTTAGCAAGTTTCTTTTCTAATTCTGCACGTGCAGCAAAAGATAATGCAGACTTGTCTTTATTCTTTAGGATTTTTTTTATTAAAAGGGTTCGGGCCGCCTTAGTTGCTCGGGCCTTTAACTTTTCTGGGGAAGCGAGTTTCTTTGCCGCTTTCTTACGGCCTCTTAGAATCTTAGCCTTATTTCTTCTAAATGCCGCTTTCATTTTCTGGCGCTGTGCCAGATTCAAAGCTTCATCTAGTGCTATGTGTTCTTTAAGAGTTAACATTGTATCCTCGGTTACCCATATTAGTTAGGATTGTCCCAACCTTTTATAATATCTTTGCTAAAGTTGTTAGTAGAAAATTCCAATCTATCAACAAGTTTAACAGCTCCACCTTCCATTCGATCAATAGCAACAAAACCTTCTGGGTTGGTTACTCTAAATCCGGATTTAGTCTTTACAAATGTCCCAATTTTATTGAGACTATTAAGTTTATTTATAATAATTAATTTACTATCCACCACTAAATTCTGCAATTCAAACACTTTTTGCAGGTTTTTTATATTACCTTTACTAAAAAACTTTAATAATTCATCTCTTTTAGTTATTTGTACGTCTTTACCTTTCTGTGAAGAACGTTTATCGATTTCTTTTGCATATCTATCGTTGACAAACATGACTAACCCTGTGGCATGTTTTTTAGTATCAGAAATTCTTTGGCCTTCTCTAACCTTTCTATTATTATAAATGTTAATAATTAAATTTAATTCTTTGTTTGATTCTATTTCTTTTAATGTTGATGCTGATATCTGTTTAAATAATTTACCAGCGGCAGATAGTTTCTTTGTCACTTCAGCAGTTTCTTTTGCAGTAAAAGTAGCAGTACCAGATAGGTCTGGGAGAGTGGCATCTTGCATCCATACACTACTTGACGCCCTTAATTTCGGTACTATTTCTCTTCCAAATTCTGCTTTCATAGTTTCAAATGTTGCTCCACTATAGGTTGTATGCCATACAATACCTATTTTAGCCTTTGTAATCTCTTTAGCAAGTGCACTGTCAGTAGGGACAGCATAAGCAATGGTATTAGGATGAAAAACAATATGACTGACTCCATCTATTCGCTCCTTCTTTAAGTCCGATTTATCAAACATGAAGTCACCTTGAATAACTCCTTTAATGCCTAATTTTTGTAACTCATCAAATGCTAGTATTAATTTCTTAGTAAGGTCACCAGAAGTATCTGCTTTAATATCTTCATGTGACTTATAAATTTTAGGATCAGCATTAAAAATTCCTTTCTTTGCTACAAAAAAGGATCCATCTCTTGGATCCTCTCCAGCAAATACGGCGGGGGCGCCGTCCCATTTAACAGTGATATCCACAGGTGATTTGGAATTACCACTCAACATATCCCTCAGACTTCTTAGCGCTAGGATAGCCTGGCGCGCCCCCTTAACTCCACCGTCAAGTATCAAATCCTCAATATGAGTCATATGAGTATTTTTGCCTGCGGCCTCTGATAAGTATCCAGTTAATGATTTCATTAATTATCCTTTATATAATTTTTTAAATTCATTTGTCATAGTAGCATTAAAATTAGGAGCACTTCTAAAGTCTCCCTTATATCTTAGTATTATATTACATACTGTGACTTTACCAATCATTAAATCGAATTTTAAATTGGCAGCTGTTGCACCAGGTTCGAATGCTTGTTTAGCACCTGGAGTGAATATCATTTTGGGTTTGCCTTGAGTGAATAAATCGTCCAGTTGTGATGTTACTGAATCAATGTCTTTATATTCCCCCTTTTCTACTACTACGCCTTTTGATGGGCCGTAGTCACCTATCCCCGTAACCAATGTAAAATCAAAATCAAATTGTTTTAGTTCTTTTAAATCAGCTTTAAATATTAATTGTACTAACTGATTTGCAATTAAGTCTCCATTATCCATAATGGTTTTACCCATTACTTTAAATAATGTTCTTTTGCCTTTTAATACTCTATTTACCAAGTCGTTTGGTATTCTCTGTACGTATTGTTTCCAATTTTTATTGTTTGGTCTTTCTTTCTTTAGGTCTTTCATTAATTCGGGTGATAGGACTTTAAGTCTCGCTGCTAGTTTTATCACATGCACATAAAAATTACCAGCATCTTTTTCAATACCTTCTCTTACCTTTTTCAGTTCTGGAGAACCATTTAAAAGGCTAGAAAAAGCTTTATTAATGAGAGTAGGATCACCTGTTGTAATCCTTGGTTTTTTCTTTAACGAAACTCCTAAATATTTTTTACCCTTTCTAATAATAAAATCAGAAGAGTTAAAATCTGTCATTCCGTATTTAGTTCTTTGAAATTGTTTTACATCATCATCCCAGGCTTGGCCTGTTAAATAAACCATATCTGCTCCACCATAACCTGCACTAATTATTGCATTAGCTGCAGAAACGGCTTGACATAGATTTGGATAATCACCTTTCAAAGCATCAACTTGACCTTGTTTATATCCCTTAACCTTTTTCAGTTGACCTCTTACTAATTCTATAAGAGCATCCATTTCATCTGAATTGGTTATTTTATGTTGTTTAGGAAATACACATAGTGCCGCAGTCATTAATTCATTAGGGTCATCCCCAGCAGCACTTCTTTTTCCAGTAGGTCTTACGTTAACGTAAATTGTTTTGTCTAATTCATTATATTGAATTGCATAATCTTTTTCTTTACGAGCACCAGGGACCTGGCCTCTAGATAGTTCGGGGTGGTCATCAATTATTTTATTTGCAAGAGCAGTAAACTTTTCTCTATCCTTATCATCAATTAATTGTGATATGGCTAGTCTTTTCCCTGTTTGTTTCTTAGGTCTTGTATCGTATTCTATTTCAGAATTGATTGACCCGATTTGATCATCTATATCCGACAATAAGTCTAAAGCAAATTTCTTTTCATTGCCTGTAAATTTAAGATTAGATAAATCTTCTCTTATTTCTTGTCTGTAATGTTGACCAAAACGTCTCATTGATAGCCCCTTAAAGTATGTGACATATCTATTTATAACATTTTAGTTATCAACTTCCTCTTCAGGCGTGTCAAATAGATAAAAAGGGTTGGGTGTTATATTACCCGTTCTATCAAATGCTATAATTTTAGTTTCATGTAATTTAGTTATGGCCTTTTCAGCACCAACCCTAATCCCTATATGGTATGCTTGATATCCACATCCCATAATACATATTAAAAATATGATATATTCAAACATAAATTCGTTCCATTACTGAAAAATATCCTTTACCCACCATAGAGGCGTGAAATTTTGTAGCCTCTTTTAATGATTCAAAGATATATTCAGCAATTATCTTTTCTGTTTTCTTTTCTTTTGCCGTTACTTTAAAAGCCATTTGGTCATGTTCTCCTGTATATCCGCCACACATTATTACTTTCCTATATGTTGTATATCCTTACTAGGGATAACTTGGTATGCACCCTTGTTATATGCAGGGGCAACTGTGAAATTTTTAGAAGCTTCTTTTTTCCAAGAATCATCTTTACCACATTGATATTCAGACTTGCCAGTCCAAGATGGATATTTCTTATTAAATTCTTCCATCTGTATTTGTGCGTAAGATTTTTCTGGTGTATAAGACTTAAATGCGGGTTTTACTTTGCGTTTTGGTTTAAGTGAAGTGGTTTTTCTTTTACGACCAGACGGGTCGTATCGAAGTGATCCAATATAATTCATAATATCTCCAATAATAATAAAATGGAATCTCTCTCATGTTCCTGCGGCCTTCTCGGTTGACAACCCCTCATTGCTTTAATACGTCCAATAGGTGACGTTGGTTTTATCTACAGAGAGCTTCGAACCTTAGTTCAACCAGTCTATCAATAAAAGTATCATTATCCTTACAGTATGGAAGTTTATCTATCCCATAATTACTTGCAATGTCGTTAATTACATTCCAAATATCATCGGAAGCCATTTCACATACATCTGCCAGAATGTTTTCCATTAACATTTCATTTACTTCGTTTGACATATTTACTCCTTATTATTTAATATAAGTATATTATATCAAATCCTAAGTACTTTGTCAACACTTTTTTAAAATAAATTTAATTGTTTTACACCATCAGACCCGCGAATGGTCCACTTCTTATCCTGTGTTTTACGAAAGAACATTGCACCTGATGAATCCTGGGTTAGTACAAATATATCTCCTATTTTAAATGGAGTTCCTTCTATTTTTAAAATTTCATCAGGGTGTGTATCGGTCATTCTTAAACCGAGCTCATCAATCATAAAATTGTAATCTACATACAGCATTGTATTTCCTTATATTGGCGCACCCGAGAGGAATCGAACCTCTAACCTACGGCTTAGAAGGCCGTTGCTCTATCCTATTGAGCTACGGGCGCAGTGTTTTTAGTTTAAATTATATCGTCTAATGGAAAGATTTGGTAAATAACATCACCAACTGCTTTCGCTATTTCGATATGCTCCTTCTGGGTACCATTTTCGGATCTTAATTGGACGTAATGAATCCAAGAACGAAGAGTTCCATTTACATACATACGGGACATGGTTAACCCTTCAGGTAATACTGCTCTTGCTTGTTCTTTAGCAATACCAGCCTGAATGGCCCATTCATAAGCTTGTCTACATCTTTCGATTACAACTTCTTGATATGATTCCCATACATAATTAATAGAGTCTTCCATGGGTATTTCTACACTGTTCTGTCTATTCTTTGCATCTTGGAGTCTAGCTTCTCTAGTAATAAATTCCATATCCTCTGTAGGATTGGCATATCTTTGAGAAAACTCTTGGAATGAAAAAGAACGATGACGCAGTATTTGTCTACCTATGTCTCTTGTGGTTTCAATCTCAAGACAGGCACTTACCATTTCTAATGGAGACCAGTGCTTGTGCTTGATTAGATATTTTACAAGCTTCTCAGCCGTTTGTTCGTTATTTTGATTAGAAGGGTTACTTACCCTTGCACAAAATGCAACCATCTGCAGTAGGTCTTCCGAAAGTTCACTATCTGCAGGTGGTTGACTATATGATATAAGTTTCACATTAAACATATATTAGTCACTCTTTACCAAAGTGTAAACGCCCCATGCGAGGCCTACCCATGCGAGTAGTTTGGCAATTCCGCCAAATAAAATAACAGAGCCACAGATTACAATAAGCCCAAGACCATCAATTGATGTTCTTTCTCCTACTCTATCCATAACCCAATCTTTTGCGTTTAGTAACATATCCATATATTTCTCCTATATTTTGAAGTCTGCAAACGTGTCTTTACTTTCTCTATCCCCCCACGTTGCAATTGGTTTATCGGGGATAGTGCTGTCAGCAATTAAATCTGCCTGAGCACTTTCTTCAACATCATATAGTTTCATGCGGGAACGATCGACGCCAATTACAAATCTCTTGTACTTGGTAGGATCATTATACCGGTTTTTCAATTGTTTTACCAGTATCTGGCCAAGTTCCTCTAGTTCCTCTGTTGAAATAAGAGCAAACATTAGGTCTGCCGTAGCAGGTAAACCAAATGATTCCGAAGTGTCCTCTAGTCCGACATCAGTATTACTAAATCCAGACCTTGTGGTCTGTGTTGCCGAAACAATAGGGACGTTAAACTCTACAGCAAGTCCACGCATTTCTTCTGCAATAGCCTTGATGTAGGTATAACTATTTATACTTCCACCCATACCTTTCATACGGGAAGATGCACAAATATTTAGATAGTCGATATAAATCATATCGGGACTAAAATTCTTTTTAAGTTTTAATTCGTTGAGTAGCGCTCTAAAATGTCCAGTATGAGCAGCACCTGTGGGGTATTCTTTAATAATTAATTTACCAACTGACGCCTTAGCAATCTTTTCTATCTTAGTATCAAATACCTTTTTAGGTAATGATTCAAGTTGCTGTATTGGTAAATCCATAAGATTGGCATCTATTCTTTCTGCAATTCTTTCTTCAGCCATTTCCATAGTAATATACAGGACATTCTTACCTTGTTCAAGCACGGATGCTGCACAATGACACATAAATAATGATTTACCCACACCAGTTCCTGCCAAAGCAATGTTCAATGTTTTATTAGGTAAACCACCCTTTGTAATCTTGTTCATATAATCCAAATCAAATGGGATACGATTTTCTACCCTATTGTAAAAATCATATCTGTCGTCTGAATTATCTATATAATCATGGCCAATTGCCTGATCGAATGATACGCCTAAGGCTGATGATAATATTTCTGGTATCGCGCCTTCTGTTTGGTCTTGATTTTTACCATCAATAATCTGGATTGAATCCATAATGGCATTATATACAGCTCTATCCTTACACCATTTTTCAGATTCGGTTATAATGTAATCGGTATCGACATCTGTCTTTTCTTTAATTTCTGATATAAGACTAGCAGCATTATTTAATATATCTTCGGGTGCATCTAGTTTACGTAATTCTAAATCTAGGATTCTACCAGTAGGTAATTTATTATGTTTGGCTACAAATTTTACAATTAAATCAAATACAGTTCTATGCTGTCCTTCAAAATAATCTTTTTGTAAATACGGTATTACCCGTCTACAGTATTCCTCGTTATTGAGGAGATGACTCAGAATGTGAGTCGGTAGTTGATTCGTTATATCCATTCTTTGCTTTTTCCTTGATACTATCAGTTACAATACTTTGTAACACATCACCCAAGTAATTTTTAAATTCTATCGAAGTATCCAATTCGTCTATATTATATATTCCAGCATCTTGGATATTAAATGTAAATGAAAGTGTGGCCAAATCTAGTTCTTGGTCCTCTTTAATTGATACTGTTCCATATACAACCACTACACCAGCATAGGGAGAGTTATCTTTAAATTTAACTCCATAAAATGCCTCTCCTTCTTTTTCTACAAATGTATATTCGGATTCATCAATGTAATTATTCATTAGGCTTCCTTATCTAGATTCCAAAGTATCCTAACACCTTTAGAGGTTCTGTTTAGGAAAAACTTATATTTAGCTTGTTCTTCTCTCCATTCTCGTAACCATGTATGTCCGTCTCTTTCAGCATCTGCAAATACAGCATTGGTGACCACAATAGGTATTAATATACTAGCATGTACAATAATACTTGTTACTATGCTATAATCAATAAATCCCATATAATATATGGCTATAAATCCAAAAAATGCACTCCACATACAAAATAAAACTAGCATAAAATAGGCTTGTAGACTAGGTTCTGGTACATATCTTAATGGGTTATATCTGACGTCCATTACAACTCTCCATGAATCTACAATCCACATGAAGAATCTTTTATATAAACTGGGTTTTTGCATTATTCTTCCTCTAGGTCTATTTCAATATCAAGCATGGGTTTATGACCTATTTGATAATGAGCCTTGACAAACTTTTTAAAGTCCGTTTCATTTAAAATAGGATCCCAAAATTCTTTTGTTTGTGTATTCTTTTCACGAACCTTAGGTTCTACTATCTCTCCAGTAGCATGGTCAACTCTAGCATACCAACCCATAGTTGGTTTTACTACGTAACCTCCTGCCATGGCAACATCGAGTAGTCCACCAAATTCGGAGATACCACCTTCCCATGTAACAGCAACTGGAATCTTGGATTTTTCTTTTACAAATCTAGACTTTTCTACATTGATAATAAAGTTATATCCTTTAATCTCTGTTCCTTGTTTTTGTTGTTGTCTTCCAATAATCCAGATATTATCTGCTGAGTAGTATATACCAGTACCACCTGATACAACTGCCTTAGGGAATAACCCAATTTCTTGGTAAGTATGGTTAACGGCAAGTAAAGGGACATTCTTCATAGTTAGATAAGGAGTGACCATTCGGAATAGTCCCTTTAGTGCCTTGGCCCTTGACATATCAGCCACTGACTTCTCGTTAAGAGCATCTTCTAGCTCTTTTTTACTTGCAAGGTTACCAATGGAATCAATTACGATAATTACCTTATCACCACGCTCTATTGCATCCAGTTGGTTAACCAAGTCAAACTTTAATTGTTCTACATCTGTAATAGGAGTATGTAATACCCTTCCAGCATCAATACCAAATGATTCAAAATATGATTGGGGTGAGCCAAACTCTGAATCATAAAATAACATTACAGCATCTTCATGTTCTCTCATATAGGCACCAGCCATAAGTAGAGCAAAAGATGTTTTAAAATGTTTACTTGGTCCAGCCAATACAGTAAGCCCAGAGGTCAAACCTCCGTCCATATCGCCAGATAAAGCAACATTTACCATGGGCACATCTGTAGCGACCATATCTTTTTCAGTAAAGAAAACTGATTTTTCCAACACTTCGGTTGTCTTAATCTTTGAATTCTTTTTTAGTTTATCCATTATAGACATTATCTTATTCTCCTAGACCTATCTGGTCCTAATTGTAATGCACGCTCTTTTTTGCGCCACCGTGCTTTTGCTTCAGCCTTCTTCCTTTTTCTTTTGGAAGTAGGTTTTTCATAAAATTCTTTTTCTCTCACCGTTTGTAGTATACCAGCTCGTTCTACTGCCTTCCTAAATTTTCTTAGGGCAACATCGAATGGCATTTCTCTTGGTGGTCTTTTGTCTCTAGGGTTTCTGTTTTTCCTAGGTCTTAAATCAATACTTGGCATAGTTCTCCTTTTAATTAATAAGTATATTATAACATGCTTTAATCAGAATGTAAAGTGTTTTGTTCAACTCTTTTTCTTAAATCTGATGTAGAAAATCTGTGATCACGTTTATTGAAATAAAAATCAATATCTCGTTGTTTACATAAGTCTCTACCTGTAAAGTCCTTATTGCGATATTCTTCTCCCATAATCTTAACATCAATCTGATACATGCTTAGAATATCTAATAATTCTTCTTCGGTATTATATACAAGAATTTCGTCTACATATCTAATTGCCGCAAGTTGGGCTTGTCTTTCGACTATATTTTGAACTGGTTTATTTTTTTCTGGTCGGTCGACCGATGGGTCATTCTGTAATGCACAGATTAAATAATCACATGCAGTTTTGGCTTCTCTTAGCATTGCAACATGACCTGAGTGTAATAAGTCAAAGGTTGAGCATGTGATACCTACTTTCATTGACTTACCCATAATTCTATTGCTTCTTCTATTGTGAGTCCTTGAACCGAAATCATTTCGCCATCTGCAACCAGTGTATATTCTTCTTGATTATTCTTAACCCATTCATCACGTAGTTCTTCTCTCTTACTACTTGCAAACTTTACTTTCACAACAGGTTTAAATCCATCAACTTCAGGTATAATGGTCAGCATATATTCTACACCGCCCACAGTAGATGCATAGTATGTAAATGAATTACCACTTGCAGTCATACCTTTTATATTTTCATGTATTTCTGGATATTCATTATAGAATCTCATAGATTCTTTTACAGGATCAATCTGGTCTTTTTTCCATTCATGATATATATCGTCAAGTTTGGACATGCACCATAAATCTCCATACCTACCCGATACTTGATTATGTTCTGGGTTGAGTATAGCAATAAGTGCCGCTTCTGCGGCAAATGATGCAATTTCTTCAACTGGTGTTGATTTTGCATAGGTCTCTAGGTTACGACCCATGATAAAAAGGTTTTCGGAATCAAGGCCCTTTTCTTTTATATGTGCAAGACATCTTGTGTTCACACCTTTACCCTGATATTTGGGTGATCCGTTAATTATTCCGTCAGGATAATATGCGTATACATATTGGCCTAAGGTCTCCATAAATGCTTTTGGGTATGCCATTTCACTTCTCCATAATTTATAATAATATTATAACATGCTTTACTGTAAAAGTAAAGTGTTTTATTCAACTTCGTAAATGATTCCTTGTTCATTTAGTGCCGCTTTATTCATTTGGTGTCCTAATTCAGTATCATCTTTTGATTGTCCAAAATAAGGTACAGCATGATAGCCGTCAATCATCTGTTGATTTATACTTAAAGGAATATCATCAATAAAGAGTTCACCTAAAATACGGCCGAACTTACCTTTATCGTGTGATACCAATTGAATATCTTTACCTTCTAACAACCCTTCTAAAAAATATTTGGATTGCTTACCATAAAACTTTTCTTCTAAGTCTCTAGTTCTTGATTCGGGTGTGTCAATCCCCATCATTCTAACGCGTTGTTTCTTATATGTCATTCCAAAACCTAAATCTATGTCCACATCTACTGTGTCTCCATCTACGACTCTGGTAACATCTACTTTATATCTATACATAATTATGTTTCCTATGTGCTTTCTTTTCTTCCCAATCTCTAATAGCTTGTCTAATAGAATCTTCTGCGAGAACTGAGCAATGTATTTTAATTGGTGGTAATTCAAGTGCCTCGGCAATATCTTTATCTTTCACAAGCTTTGCCTCTTCTATTGTTTTACCTTTTAACATTTCAACAAACATAGTAGAAGATGCAATTGCTGAACCACAACCGTACGTTTTAAATTTAACATCTAAAATTTCTTCGGTATCTGGATCCAACTTCAAGTCTAGTTTCATTACATCTCCACATGCTGGTGCACCTGATAGACCTGTTACTACGTTAGGGTCTTTAGGATCGAATCTTCCGACACCATGCTTTGCTGGATTATTTAAAACATCCTCGAATCTGTCTACTACTTTTTTGCTATATGCCATACTTTTATTTATAAAAAATATGATTAGTGATTTGAACTGTTTCATTTAAAGAATCAGCCCAATATGGATATACTCTATCGGAATGATAATGTGTAGACCCCTCGGTAATATCGTACCAATCACCTTGCATTACTCTTGTTGCAACTCTTAATGAAAGTTCCCATGTAGCACTATCTTCAGGTATATCGGACTTTCCGTCACAGAACCAACTGAATTGACATTTATATAATACCGGTACCATACGCCCTTTCCAATTTTCTCTCCACTTTGACTGATAAATAACGCTACATACATCTTCAGGATATGAACGATGTGCAGTTCTATTTAATACCACTTGTGCTACAGCAATTTTACCTGCAAGAGGTTGATTACCAGCTTCAAAGTATATATTTTTAGCCATACAATATATTTCACCATTAGGGTCTGACGCCTCAATTTCTTGTGTAGTAACCATTAGTAAGGCAATAGTTGCTACTACTAATATTAATATTTTATTTTTCATTTAATTTCTCCATAATATAATCTTCAAGGGAATGCGTACACTCCCAACCCAAAGCTTTTATTTTACTTGTTTTAAGTTCTCCAGCCATTCTATTACCAGGTTTCTCTGGTGTCATTAATGAACCTACTCCCATCAGTTTAGGTAGGTCTTTTATTTCATATTGAGTATCACACCCAATGCCCCATCCATCACCTTCTCCTCTAAATCCTGCCATTATAAGACCAGATACAATGTCATTAATGTGCGTAAAGTTTCTTTTCTGTGTACCTGGTGATGTAATAGGAAGTCTAGTTGCACCACCCTTTACCATCTTTAAAAATTTACCAATCACTGTAGCAAAATCACCATTATTAATTTCATTATCACCATATACATTATAGAAATATACTATGGTATATTCAAGGTCATTCCATTCAGCATATGCTTTAAGTAACTCAGTATTTTGAGCTTTTGTATATGCATATGGACTCATCATCTTTCCTTCTTCTCCAACCGAGAATTTTGTAGATGAACCAGAGTAAATTAATTTAGCATTTGAATGTTTTGCAAAGTCCAATACAACTGGGAATGAATGGTAATTATAATCCATTACAACATCATAATCGCCAAATGATTGCTCTACTCTTGCGTATTCGCCTAGGTGAAATATATAATCGAACTGATTTGGTTGATATCCAAAAATACCCCAAAGGTCACTTGTACTACCTTTAATATAATGTACATCATCGTGATGGTTTGCTTTGGATCCGGAAAGGTAATTATCAAGTGAGACAACGTAATTACCTTGATCAGATAGTGCTTTGGCTAGGTTAGAACCTATAAATCCAGCGCCACCTGTGACTAATATTTTATACATATTTAATCCTTCTGTTATATTGGTTATATTATATAACATTTCGGACGATTTGTCAACCCTCTTTAACAAAGATTCCATCTATCATCTTACCTTTTCTGTCTTTAATATCCATATAGGCCACTTCTAAACACTCTTCTAGCGTCAAGCTATTACGTGCCATGATATTAATTAACACTACCACTATATCTCCTATATCATCTCTGATATCTTGTCCCTTACATACATTGTCGGAAAGTTCACCAACCTCTTGTATGAGTTTCAGTACTTGATCTTTATCTGTTGCACCATTGATAAGGTTTCTATCAAAGTGCCATTGTTCTGTTTTTTCAATTAATTCATTAATTGTCATTGAATATATCCCTTGTATAAGTTTTTTCTAGCACATCTGCCAGTTTGGTATCGAGCCTATTTGTTACAATAAGGTCTGATAATTTTTTAAATTTATTTAAATCTCTTTCTACTACACATCCCATAAATTCATCTTTATATGACATTAGACTAGGCTCGTATATAATTACCTTTACTCGAGCATTTGTCAGTCGTTCAATAATTCCTTGTATTGCTGAACTTCTAAAATTATCGGAACCCTTTTTCATAATTAATCTGTATATGCCAACGACTGAAACGCCGTCACATTGCAATATTTTATTTGTAATCCAATCCTTTCTATTGTCGTTTGCATATACAATATTCTGAATAATTTTATTAGGAATTCTATGTTTACGGAAGTTGGCCAATAATTGTTTTGTGTCTTTTGGAAAACAATAACCACCATACCCGAAAGATGGATTGGAATATCCTTTACCTATTCTGGAATCTGTTGTTACGCCTTGTATAATATCTTGAGCATTTATATTAGTAGCCTCAGCATACATATCTAGCTCATTAAAAAATGCCACTCTCATTGCAAGATATGTATTTGCAAATAATTTAATTGACTCAGCCTCTTCAAGCCCCACATATAAATTAGGGCACCGTGGATATTCCTGAATAATTGCCTTATTAATTATATCAGCAAATTCTTTGCCGTTTTCTGTTTTATCACCAATAACAATTCTTTCTGGTCTTAAACAGTCTCTTAATGCAGTACCTTCTCGTAAGAATTCAGGAGAAAACATAATATTATAATCTGCAAACTTGGCCCGCATTTTTCTTATGAACCCTACAGGAATAGTAGATTTAATTACTATCTTAGGTCGGCCGAATTCTTTGGCATCTCGTATCACAGTTTGTATTGAGTCAGTATTAAAATAGTTTTTAGCTGGGTCATAATCTGTAGGTGTACATATGATAACCCATTCAGCATTCTCGTAAGCCTCTTGTTTATCCAGAGTAGCCCTTAATGATAAGGTTTCTGTTTCCAAATAATTTGTTATTTCTTTGTCTTGTATTGTAGATTCTTTATTATTAATTTGATCAACTCTAATAGAATCAATATCCAATACTGTTACATCATTGTATTTAGCTAGCATTACTGCATTAGCCATACCGACATATCCTGAACCTACTACTGTTATTTTCTTCATTTAATCCATCCGATTATAATATTTGCCATGATAAAGAAAGCACATACAACATTAATACCTACTATAAACGTACGTGCAATTGCAACAGGGGTATCATATTCTTCTGTCTGTTCATCAGAAAAAGAGCCAATTGCAAATTTCCAAATTGTCCAAAGTTTTTTCATAATTGATTTTTCATTACGTATTCAAGGGCCCGTTCGGCCTCTTTATCAAGAGGTCTCTTGTCATACCAGTTACCTGTATCCATATCTAGTTCTCTACATAACCATGCGATTTCTTTTGCCGTTATAGGATATTTAGACTTAATAGCATTACCAGCCAATGCAACCATGATCTGATACATTTTATAATACCAACCGCTACCAGATATAGTTTTATATTCTGTTTCTAGGCTCCTAGGAAAGAATGGACAATCTCTATATGATGTCCATTTAATATCAGTATTGGTAAGTGAATTCTTTGTATGATTAATTAATGCTTCTTGCATAGATTTAGGTAATTTATCAAAGAAGGTATTGCCACCTTTTTCAATATATGGATGTTTATCCATTAGAGCTTGTGGGTCTATATAATCACCTTCTTTAGTGTAAATAAAATTAAACGCATTTGCATATTTGCCTGGGATATAATACATACGTGATAAATCTTTAGTCTGTATATCACCAACCTCACCCAATTCTGTGTTGAGTGCAAACCAGAAATGTTTAATCTCTTCTCGTTCTACAGGACGTGTTAATGGAAATACCAATCTGAATTTAGGGGTTTCTTTAGTAGACGATGCAGTAGAATAGCAAACATAATAGTTATCACTGACTGTATAATCATTAATATCACCAGTATAATCATCTACGTCTACAGCACACCAGCTGCCCCATGAGGTAACATTATCATTCTTTCTTGTAGTACCACCTATATATGATGCTGGTGACATAAGATATGCTGATGTTTTATCTTTTCTAGGCACATCAGATAGTTTATATAATACATTTTCAAAATCACGGAAACATCCAAAGTCAATGGCCTCATCAGTGGCCACGTCATAAAGTGATTTAAATAAAGTTCCCTTAATCATATGGTATATTATATCATAAATTGGTCTAAATGTAAAGTGGTTTCTGCATTATTTTTATATTTAGTTATTGCCGAATTTAATACTTTATTGAGTCGGCCTTGGTATGCAAGTTCTGAACATTTACTATAACATGAATCAGCAATGGCCTGTCTTGTCTCTAGGGATAGATTTGACCATTCTTTGACTTTGGCAATTACATCTTCTTTTTTATCATATACGTATACAAATCGGCTCATATCATCACTTAACATTTCTTGTGCTGGGTGACGGCCTTTGAATCCCTTTACAATAATAGGGACGCCTCTGGATAGAGATTCTAGCGATGTAATTGTAAAAGAGTCAACTGGATGTAAACCTACAAACGTGCATACTGACTTGGCAATATTGTCCATAATTTCTGAATGGTCTACATCGAATTTGTTTATTCTTGGATACTCATTATATAATTGCAGATTCTTTTCAACGTAGTCAGCATTCTTACTGTCGTTGGAAACATAGTTTAATGTCGTATAAACCTCACTTACGATATCTGATCCGTCAAGTAGTTTGTGTATACCGAATGTGCTCTTTTCTTGTGATGCTGCAGATACATGCCTTACGATACCATCAGATGGTTGAGCATTAAAAGGTTCTACAGCTGATGAAAATAAAAAATTATCAGGAACAGGAGTTTCATCAAATGTCCAAGCAGATCGTCTTTGGTTATAATAGTCCACGGTTCTGGATGCATGATAATCAGATACACATAATAAATAATGGCCTCTTTGTACAAATTCAGATACCATATTAGCACTCATTAAGTCAGACCAGAATCCTGGGATAGAGTGTGAATTATAGATTATTGGAATATCAAAATTCATTAATTTTTGATATAATTTGTTATTAAAAATCCAATTGGATAAAATAACATCTGGCTTAAATGCCAGTAAGGATTTAAACATAGATTCTTCTATGTGCTGTCTCTTTGTTTTTTCATATTCCTTTACAGTTAAACCTTCGGGCACATCTTCTTTATAATAATCTACCTCATCAATATAGTTATGTAAATCAGTAAAACCAGCCCACATTCTTACATCATGACCTAATTCTTTTAACATATTATATTGCATTAGTTGAGCAGTATCTACTCCTGATACTCTCTTGGTATAACTAAAATAGGCTTTATTGCCGTATGGTAAAATATAAACTCGCATTAATTACTGCTTATTTCAAATGACTGATCAATATCCAGATCAGCCTCTTGGTCCTCATCAATATATCTCATAAGACTATTAGCCTTTTTATCCAAAACTGGATACCATATACTTTTAGTTTTATGGGTCATATTTCTCTGGCCGATTAGTTCAGCAAATTCTCTATAGTCCGCCTCATTTCTAAATCGGATCTTAATGAGTTTATAAGCTTCATCTTGTGGTTGGTTAAATTCTGGCATGCCATCCCAATCATAAGGTGTGGTTTCCTCTTCACTACCATCAAGTACGAACAAACTCTGAGGTTCGTAATTAACGGATTTATTTTTATCTCTACTATTCGACATTTAATTCCTCCTGTTCATCTAGTATATCTGTATTATTTAGTCTTACCAATTTCATACCATATTCGTTATTACCTTTAGGTATATCTAGCCCTGGTTTCTTTGTAGGCTTTATATGTTGAAATTGAGTGTAATCAATGTGGTGATGCCATCTGCCCCACTTTTGTGTAATCTTCACTTCTTCTGGATGTTGGGCATGTAATGACTCTGCAAACTCACGTCTGTGATCAAAATTTTCACCACCTCTAGTATCAGTGTTACCTGGGTTATCAACATTATAAACTTCTTTTGTATTACCACCTTTCATGGTTAATGTGGCCACTTTACCACATAGCATCTGATTAAATAAGAACGTATGGTAACCACCTTTCATTACACGTAGTGATAGGTCTGTGTCCTCGTTGTACTTACCACGCCAGTAAAGCTCACCATACACATCGTTTGCGAGAAGGATACATGAATAAACTCTCGTGTTGTGATAATAAGGAGGCCTCTTGGTAGATGCTGGACAGAAAAAAGCATAGTTCATACCAGACATTTTGACGTCAGTATATCTATCTGTAAAATCTTCACATACTCTAAAACATGTAGGAGTTGTCATTTTTGTTTTTCTGTTATTGTGTAACCTATAGAAATTGTGTATGTTATCATCAAGAATCCAATGGCGTTTATGGCCCTCGTTAATAGAATGTTCCCATACCCAATTACGTACTGGTATAGAACCACCTAGTAATCCCGTATCTTCACATTGTCTCGCCCACTTAGGGTTATCTCTAAATCCTTCAGGTAAAACAAGAAGTTTACTTGGATGAATAACCGCAGCATATGCATCATATTCTGATTCTTCTATCACAACCCTATACATTGCACCCATATCATCTAATGACTTTACGGTTAACCTAGAGTCTGCACGACCCTTAGAAATAATGTATATAGGATATTTGGAATGCATTATGTTATAATACCTTGAGCTGGTGGAGTTACAAGACCTGATCGCATACTCCTGACTTGGGTTTGTAAATCATCCATTGGTTCAACAATGAATACCACGAAGTCTTGATTAATAGTTATCCCCTCTTTAGCCTTTGTATAGGCCATGAACGGCATGAATCCGAGTTTACCTTCTCCTGCTGGAATAAGGGAAAACCCATCTTTAATTGTAATGGCCTCATCACCATCATATGTTATGTCACCGATGATTTCCTCACCTGATGATAATCTTACTAATTGCATATTTTTTCTCCATTTTGTATATTATATCATATTTAGTCTTATTTGTCAACCCATTATCCAAAAAAGTCCTCTAGGGATGATTGTTGTTCTGCGGACCAGCCAATGGCCTTGAGGATTGGTTCAATAGGATCCAAGAATGTTTTCTGAAATTGTAATTCGTGGTCCAGATATTTTTGTAATTTAAATTCTTCTGGCAAGTATTGTGTAAAGCCAATAACATTTTCTTTTATAGAATTTGGAGTTTTAAGATATACAAACTTGATCTTCTCGCCATTTTTAATTGATTCATATTTCTTGTTAAGACTGAAATGATCCAGTAAGTTATTATGTAATAATGCTGCACGAACATGTATTGGTGTGCCTTTTTTGTATACAGTAGCAGAGTCACGATATTGAGTTACATTGGAAACTCCACGAGGAAAAGCAATCTGGTCAGCAGATAATGAGGTGAAGTAATTTTTAAATTGTTTAATAGCCAATTGAGTTTTGGTTTCATCACCAGTCATGATAACTTTAAATATTTCTTTTAACGCCTCTCGGCAAGGTGCGGGAGTTGAGGATTTGATTGCCTCAATACCCATAATTTTTAGTTTAGGTTCCGTATAACGAACACCCTCATTGTCATACACATTTAGTATATATCGTTTCTTGGCAGTCCATATCGCACGGTCGGCAATAACCTCACGTTTCATAACCATACGGTTCTCAATACCACCCATCATCTGATATAGTTTATCATAGGCCTTGGCAAGTTCAGGTTCTAATTTTTCTCTTGCAACTTTATCCAGAAAGTCGATTCTATTGACAGGGTTTACTGTTTCTACAAGTTTGTCTAGGCTAACATACAGACTGTCGGTGTCGATTGCAATGACATAGTCCTTATCTTTGGTAGACAATATTTTGTTGATGTATTTATTGAGCGCGAGTTCGGCCCATCGTATAGTAAGCTGTCCGGATAGAGTAATAGCCTCGGCAATTCGTTGGTCGAAGAATCGGAACCATTTGTTACCCATAGCGCCATAAAGAGAGTTAAGAAGAATTTTAATGGCCATTTGCCTGTTCTCGGCAATGTTGATTCTTCTCTCGATGTTGTATAATTCTTGTTTGTCATTTTTATCTACCTTTTGTAATTCTCGTTGAGCCTTAAGCATTTCTTTCTTGATCTGCACACGTTCACTATACATGCCATCAACGAGAGTTGGCATAAATCCTTTCTTATCTGTATTAAATAACTGGCCATTGCCACCTACTGCCTTTCCAGGATTCTGGAAAGTATATCCATCAAGTATCTTGTCAATATCAATATTTAATACTTCACCATCTGCAATGGTTTCTGTCGACATATTATACTGCATGATAAGTGAAGGGTATAGTGAATTCAGGTCGAAGGATACTACGTTTTCATGTTGGCCAACCATAGGGTCTTTTACGTAACCACCAGGATAGTTGGTCTTAGTTTTCTGATCAAAGAAAGGTATAGCAATCTTTTGTGATAGTAAGTGACGATATATAATTGATTCCCATATCGCAGTAACTCCGAATGTGTCGCCATAATTAACACCACCTTGATATGCCATGGTTAGACATAGAGTGATGAGGCCCATTTTATCCTCAAGGCGATCAACGAGTTCTACGTCTTTGATATTATAGTCAATAAATTTTTGATGGTCAAACTTGTATAGTGTATGGAGTGAGCCATGTTCTTCATATGATAATTTTTTCTCACCGAGGACTACATTGGCAATATTATCCAAACGATAAGATTCTTGATTACCATAGGAATATCCAAACTTCTGGAATAATTCTAGGTAGTCGATTGTGGATATACCCTTGAGGTCATAAGTTGCCTGGGATCGGTTCATCACCTTGACATCATATCTGTCAACCAATCCCCAGGGCGATAGTTTCTTGACAACATCATCGCCAAGAATTTTAAGTGTTCTGTTTACTAGATAAGGAACATCAAAGAATCTGATATTCCAACCAGTGATAATGTCTGGGCAGTTACTAGGTAAAGACCAGTGTAATATAAAGTCGGAAAGTAATTCTGCCTCATTGGCGCATTTTTTGTATACCACACGATTGTGTTGCATAATAGATGTACTGGCATCATAGTCATTCAGACCCCAAACATAATATGTATTATCAATATTATTTTTAAGCGCAATTGATATAACGGGATAATGGGCACCTTCTGGTTCTGGGAACCCCTCGTCAGAGGCCACCTCGATATCGAATGTTGTTACATTGATTTCGTTACGGTTAAAGTCGATTGTGCCTGGGAATTCATCGGCAATGAATGCTGGTATGTATCGGTCATTACCAAATATCAACCTACCTGCTGTATTTTTATTGGCGGCTATCCAATCTTTGGAATCGCGCATAGAGTCCATCTTGATAGGAGCAACTGGTACGCCTGATAAGGATTTCCATGGGGTGGGTTTAGGGGTATTTACAAATAATGTGGGCTGGAACTTGATTTTTTTCTGAATCTTTTGGCCGTTTTCATAGCCACGATAGAGCAACATGTTGCCATACCGAGTCACATTTGTATAGAATTTCATAACGAATTAGTCACCTTTTTAATATATGTATATTATATCACATTATGAGGCAAAAGTAAAGTGTTTTTTGCATTTATTTGTATATAAGGTTGGGGGTAATTGCTTACCCCCGCATGATTTTATGTCAATGCCTAAAATGCTGTTTGCATATAAATTAACATTGGTGCAACTCCTAAGATTGCTCCAGTGATTAATGTCAATGTCATAACAGTTTTTAAGGCCTCGGCAACGTCTTCATACTTATCCATAAATTGGACTATATGTTTCATGTTGTTTCTCCAGTAAATTGTTTATTACAATCCACTGAGTGTCGCTGCTCGCCGGAATTAATCTTGGATAAATTCCTTCTTCTTTGATGCCCCAGCAGACCCTATTTCGATCTTCCTAGGACGCCTTTCTTCTGGAACTTCGACTCTGGCATTAACCACGAGTATTCCGTTCACTAGATTGGCACCGTCAATTACAACAAATTCAGAGAGTCGGAAGGACTTCTCAAACTTGCGGGACGAGATACCTTTATGTGCATATTCACGCTCATCTTTTGAATTTTGGCCTCTTACAATTAAGATACCATCCTTTACTTCCACCTCAATATCCTCTTCTGAGAATCCCGCAACTGCAAGTTCAATAATGAAATTTTCATCATCGACCTTAACTACGTTATGGGGTGGATAATTGTCTTGACTTCTTCCAGCACTGTGGATTCTTTCAAGCTCTGAGAGTATTGGATCAAATCCAATGAATAGTGAACGTGGCACGTTCATAGTATTTCTTACCATAGCTTCCTCCTATTATGTTTAGCAAGGTTAAAATGTGGACCCAATAATTTGGCATCCACATTTATTTATACAACTTTCGTTGTTAGTTTAGAAACAAGTGTTAACAACTTTAGTTATCCTTCCGGACTTCATTAGTTTATGAAACTGTTTCCAATATTTTTCAATTTTCTTTTGCATTGTTGCTGTTTCCTATATTATACTTAGGACACAGCTCCCATTCACCCTTTTCTTTAAAGGGAATCACCTTAATTTGACGTAAAGGAGCAATGTCCTTCACCCTATCGGCATTCACAATATTTACCAGTCCCCAATCACCCAATAATTGGCCGATTGTGTTCCTTCGTTGTAAATCATTTTCAACTAAGTTAGATGGTTTACCATCAAGTAAGAATAACTCTTTAAAGTGCACGATAAAATATCGACCCTGCTTATGCAGGATATGACAGGACTGGTATAATTTTTGGTCCTTGCGCGATGCAACTCCGATACGTGTTAATGTTTCACGTATTTTTAAAAAGTCGTCGGGTTCGTTTAGAGTAACCTCCAGCATGTCAGCCGGAGTCCAGTTTTTGATTTCAATATTTTCGTTTTCCACCTTTATAAATCCTTTGTTTTATTTCTTCAATATGTTCAGCATTAAATAACGGTAAAACGGATTTAGCCTTTTCATTACTATATCCATAATATTCTTTAATGAGTTCTAGGTTATCCACTTCCGTTGGCTTAAGCCATTTGGAAAACCTTTTCTTTTTCTTAATTATATTTATAAGAAAATGATATTGAAGAAGCCCGTCAATATGGTGGTTGACGTTCATTTCATTAGCATAGAGAACGGTATCATTAAAATATGATAATGCCCTATTAATCATAAAGGGTGCATATCCTTTCTCTGCTATATCGTCATGCATAATATCCTTCTTCGTGATATTGATGCTATTTACATAATCGAATGGGTTCACTTAAACTTCACTCCAGCCATAATTTCCGTGCAACAAGCCACAATATTAAGTTCATGGTCAGCAACAAATGCATTCTTATACTGATAATCAGCAAGTATAAGCACTAATTGTGGTATGGATTGTGGTTCTACATTTTCAGACATATTATCATATAACTTTCTGAATATTGCAGCTGGTTCTGTGTCAATGTTATCTGCTACCCACTGGCGCATTAGTTTAAAATTCTTTAGTTTTAAATGAGACATCAAGTCATCAATAGATGCGTCTGATAAAGACACTAAAATTCCAGTGTCTATCTTCCCTGATACTGAATACCTTTGTAACTCATTTAATACCCTACGCCAATCTGGCATGTGTTTCATGATTAGTTCTGCAACAACAGGAGTATCGAATTCTATGTTTTCTGTTTGTAGAATATGTTGACATCTTTTTAAGAAAGAGCCACATAATTCTGTTGAGTCCTTTTTGGATATATTGAATTCGACTACTGAGCACCTACTATGTAACGGCTCAATGATTCTGTTCTTAAAGTTACAGGTTAATATAAACCTGCAGTTAGCGCTGAACTCCTCGATGAAGCCACGTAGTGCAGGTTGGGTGGATTGGGGATTTAGATAATCGGCCTCATCTAAAATAACCACCTTGTATCCACCCTGTAAGCTAATGGATGATGCAAATTTCTTGATTTTATTACGGAGTGTATCAATACCACTTTCTTCTGATCCATTTACCAATAGGTAATCAAGATCCAACTCATTACATAGAGCCCTTGCAACTGTTGTTTTACCTGTTCCGGCCGTACCGGTTAAAAGCATGTTGTGTAATTCACCTCCGTTAACAACTTGCTTGAAAGTTTTTTTAATGTGATTAGGTAAAATACAATCGTTTATAGTTTGTGGCCTATACTTTTCGACCCATAAAAAATCATCCATTAAAGCACCTCCCATCCGACTACTGTGTCTAGCCTAAATGCACGCCATGCATTTTTATCTAGTGACCAAACTGGATATGCTTCCATATCTCTACCGGTATAATCCATTTTCATGGTTACGTTATTTGCCTCGAGGACTTTGGGGTTTAGTGTACAGGGCATAACTCTTAGTTCCCCTGTGTCTATTTTTGTGAATGATACTGTGACAGTACCTTTTTTGAGAGCGGCAAGTAAATTTGCCTTTTCATTCGTATTCATAATGTAATTCCTTAATAATAAAATAAAGGGGGTTTTTACACCCCCTTGTTTTGGACTTAACCTTCTTCAGGTTCGCTGGCGTCCACTTCAGCAGCTGGAATATCACCTTGTGGTGCGTCTCCATCTTTTGGTGCATTAGCATTAAGGAATTTTACTACCCTATTTCTAAGACCACCTACTGCTTCAAGTTCTTGCCCTTCAAATCCGCCACGTCTTGAACAGATATCAATAATCTGTACCATAGTCGCGATGTCTTGTAGTGACAACTGAACTTGCTCTTCTTCAGCATTTTTTACTTCTTCAGCCATTTTTCTTCTCCTTTGCAAAGTTTAGACTAATTATCGAAGGCCCGACCATCGGCACCTTCTTTATTATCCCCATTATAAAATAAAAGGGAATTCGGTTGTGTACTTATATTTATACACCATAGCTACTAGTTCTCTCTAGCGCTATAAAATATTCTACAGGATAATTGGTATTTTGCCAACTTGATATCAACTTAGAGCTGATTGAGACAAAATAGTCACCTGGTAATAATTTAAGGTTAGGGATATTAACAACAAAATTAAATGATTCTTTGCAGTTATTATCTCTATCAACGACAACATCGAATGTATTAGCAGTTGCATCTTTGATATCCAATACACTTGCTGTAACAACTCCATTCTCTCCTTTAAGGGATAATTCCATATGCCCTAGGACAGATGCTGCACGTTTAATTTGATCCAATACAGTTTCCGATAAACTGATACCAACTTCTGCCTCAGGCATTGTAATGTCCTTAGTAGGTTGAGTTAGAATCTCGGTTTCTGCATAATAGTATTTGACTGTTTGGTCGCCATTGGATATGGTAAGTGACTTATCGTCATATTCTACATTGGGGTTTTCGATAAGGCCATGAACTGATAAAAATTCACTTAGGTCATATACACCGAATTCGACTGGAAAGTCCTCGATGATATCTGCAGAAGCCATAATGTTCTTAGCTTCTGAAATGGTTTTTACCTTTTGGCCAGGTTTAAGCACTAGGTTAGGATTAACACTAGCAAAGTTTTGTAATACCTTTAGGGTATCATCTGAAATAATCATATATTCTCCTTCATTTCAATAGTTATATTATATCACGCATTACTTGACTTGTCAAGGTTTTTGTGAGTTTCATCATGTACGTTAAGAGCAATAATAGCATAGTGTAATATTTTTAATAGGTCAGCCCTATTATGTCCATCCTTCTTGCCGTATCTCTGTGTGTACTTAAGCACATTGCCAAGAGCAAAACCCATACCGTGTCCACAATCAATAATAAATTCCGTAGATTGAAATTTATTTTTACTGTAATGACCATCATAAGTTTTGCTTATATAATTTAGGAGCTCTTCACAAAGAGCCCCCTCGTTAAATTTAAAATTAGTCTTCTGTTTCTGCATATTCATTTTCTCCATCAAAGGTAATCCCTGAATCCACTTTACTGTAGAGGTCTAGGAACGCCGCTTTGGTATCATCATCAAACCTTGCAATACATAGGTCGATGGCTTTCATTTTATCCGTAAAGATTGAAAAGGTTTGAACAATGTGACACAGCCTTCTGGTTGAAATAACTTCGTCCACGCCATCATCATAGAATGTCTTTCTGATTATATCAGCCCATCCTACTAGGTTATCTGCAAAGTTGTCGTCCATAATGTCAAACTTTTGCATATGTTTCTTTACGATTTTCTTTTCTACTGACACTGATGGAAACTGTTGATCCACTGCCACTGTAAATCTTTCAAGGAATGCATCATCAATAATTGATGCGGCCGTGAATCTGCCATCATCGGATCCTTTACCTTTAGTATTGGCCGTGGCTATAACATTGAAGCCAGATGCAGGAGATATTGTTTCACCCGTCTTTTTAACAACAACAGGTTTACCTTCAAGGATACCTTGTAAACACATAATTTTATTTGTAGCCCTATCAATTTCATCGAGAAGTAAGATAGCACCGTTTTCCATAGCCTTGAGTACCGGTCCTTTTGAAAAGACAGTCTCGCCATTAATAAGTCTAAATCCACCAAGTAAATCATCCTCATCCGTTTCTGGGTTAATTTGAACCCTAATAAATTCTCTGCCTAGTTTGGCAGCCGCTTGTTCAACCATAAAGGTCTTACCGTTACCGGAAAGGCCACTTATATATACAGGGTAGAACATATCTGATTTAATTATTTTAACTATATCGTGATATGCACCCCATGGGACAAACGTAGGGTCTTGTTTAGCAAATGACTTTTCCTCATTTACTACTGATTGAACCATCTGAGCAACTGCCGTATTTATCGGGGTTACATTAGCGGCCGGGGCCATTGGTTCGATAATATCAAGCATAGGAGATAGGTCATACGTTCCGATCTTGACTCTATTCTCTGCCTGAATTAATGGATAGAAGTCTCTGCCACTATAGCCAAATTCTTTGGCCATATCCACAATAACTCCTTTTCTGAAATGCTTAGTGTCGGGAAACCTTTTCGCCAACTCTTGCACAATTATTTCGGTCGATTTATTCATAATATATTTACTCCTTATCATTTAATATAGGTATATTGTACCACGCATATACCCACTTGTCAACACTTTTTTAAAACTTTTTTCACTTTTTTTCACTTTACGCGACCGCTTTGCCGAATTTAGTCATCAGTACTTTATTGAGTTTCTTACTCTTTGCAAATTTCTTAAATGCATTCCTGATGTTAGCATTACTTGCGTCTTCTGCAACCTCAAATTCTTCTTCAGTTGTATCCAGTGTTTTACCACCTTTGACTAAGTAGTATTCTGAATATCCTAAAACATTATTAACTGTAACACATTTGTTTTTTCTGTATTCTTGACCGGCTGATTTTCTATAGTCTTCAGAATATATATTAAGTTGGTCTGCAATGTCCCATAGTCTGTGTTTCCACTCTGCACCACTCTCAGCCATGAAGAAGCCAATGTTATTGGTCTTATACTTCTTCTTGATATTTGTAAGAAGTGCCGTAGTCAGCCTTTTACCATACCTACTTGATTTAATTTTTGATCCATCAACATTAAGCAGAATTTCTGAAGTATTTGGTATAACTGCTTTATGTTGGTTGGCCGCATTAAGCATTGAATATCTATGCACATTATTTGCATCACCATCTGTAAAAGTTATGAAATTCATTTTTTCAATATTATGCTTTCTTTTAAATTTCTTAATTAAGTGATGTGAAACTACCAATGCTTGATTAAGTGGAGTTGATCCCCAATCTTCATATTTACAAAATCTGTAGTAAAATTTACCGATAGACCTTTGATATAAAAAGGACATTGATTCCATATAATCAGCCTTACTAAAAGAGGAAGAACATATTAATGGCATTGATAAGCCGTCCATTTCTAGGCATCCATCGAAGTAGATTTTATCTTTAGTATCCCAATCTAATTCTGGATTTGTTGAGGTAAATCCATATACATCAAATGGTATATTAATAGCTTTACAGAATGTAACCAAATGCATAACTTGTTGCATAACATATTTCATTGATGAGGACATTGATCCAGACATATCAATTAACATTATCATACCGTGACTTTTGGCATCTGCCAGTTTTGTTGCTTGTAAAAAGATGTCTTCGTTAGTCTTGTATGACCACAACTTATTAACATCTATTGTACCAGTTTTGGATGTTTGAGCCCTAGAATATTGATAAGCAGACTTTTTCATTTCAAACTCCCTTACCGCAAAAGAAACATTCTTTTTTAACCCTTTCATGTAACTTTTAAATTCTGGGCAATCTACATTACCTAGATTAGGTTTTTCATCATCAGAGTACCAAGAGGGTTGGCCTTCTTCTAGCCATTTTTGTCTAGCGGCCTTAAGTTTTGCATAAGGTATTACTGCCTTATCTATAATGGTTTTAGTAACATCTTCTACATAAGTAGGTTGTTCTCTATCACCACCCGAAACTAAAGATTTTTCTGCGGCCCTAAAGGCCTCGTCCGTAACCGATATATCCTCTTCATGGACAGGAGTAGGTGCATTAAAAGTTGTTTCTAGTTCTTCCGAACCTGATTCTTCTCCTTCGCCTTGTCCTTGTCCTGAAGTTTCTGTTTCATCTTCTTCTTCGTCTTCGTAATCATCATGACCTGATTGTGGCTGAGATTCTTCTTGTTGTGTTTCTTCGTCTTGGTTATCATCTTCGTTGACCTCAGGTTGAGGTTCTGGTTTTTGAATTAATTCTGGAGTATTTTCTTTTGTATAGTCAAGGATATCCCTAACAAGTTCCAGTACTTCGTCGAACGTATCTGTATTTAATGATCTGGTTAGGAAAACCTTTTCTTCTGGAAGGAAAGGGACTTCCAACTTAGTTCCTAGTTTAGTCTTTAGGTTTATTTTATCAATAAGTTTAATTGAATCCCAATCTAGTTCATTTATTGGGCCAAAGAATTCTCTATCCAATAATTTTTTGTAACCTCTATTAAAGCAACCTACAAGGCCTGGGTATCTAGCCTGAATTTTTCTTTCGATTCTGGCATCTTCTACTACATTAATATAAGACCTTGGGCATCCTGCAAGTTTTTCTGGACTATCATGCCATCCTTCAAATGGAGTTTCCAATGCATGTCCCACTTCATGCCCAACAAATAGGTCATAAACATCTTTGTGCATATCTTCCCATAAAGGAAGTCCTAGTACACGGTCTTTGATATCAAACCAGGCTGTATGGTAGTTACCATGTCGGACGGTAACATTCTCCTTGGCCAGTAATTTGGGTAGTAGTGATGAATTCTGCATAATTAACTCCTTATTTAATTATTTAATATGTATATCATACCACGCATTGAACCATTTGTCAACACTTTTTTGTTACAATTGTGTAACATTTTTAACTTTTTTGTGTCCAAATGTTAAAATTCGGTCATCTAATCTTGCTAAAGTTACGATGCTTAAAGAATTCTATCTTGCTTCTAAATTTATCTTGTAATATGTCGCCTTTGTGAGATATGATAAAGACATTGGAATCTGCATCTAGCGTGTCCAATATTTTGGTTAAATTATCTACACCATCCACATCCAGACTGGAATCAAATGTTTCATCCAGTACCAGTAGATTTGTAGCGGCAGAGTTTTTCATTTTTGCAATCTGCCTCCATGTAAATAATAATGATAGGTCAATTCTTTGCTTTTCCCCTTCCGAGAATGATGCATAATTAAATGAATCGCGATGCCTTGACCTGATGGTTTCATTAAAGTTTTCATCTAAGTGGAAGGCAACAAAGAAGTCCAATACTTGCAGATACTGGTTAATCAAACGGTTCATCACCGGTAAATATTGCTTGATAACCTTTGTCTTGATACCAGTATCCTTAAGCATCTCCCCTATAACTTCATTGTAGGTTCGTTCTTCTACAAATTTTAGTTTCTTCTCTGTCGCAATATCTTTTGAATCTCTGAATTTGCCTAGGTCTTTCTTCGCACCTTTAAGGTCTCCAGACTGGCCAGATAAATTATTAATTTCTTTTTGTATTTTATCTACTTCTTTTTGTATTACAGAAATTTTATCGTTATTGGAATTAATTCTTTGCTGTCTTTGTCTTAGCTGATTTAATTTATCCTTGATATCATTACCTAGCTTTTCTGTGGTTACCACTTCTTTCTGCACAGATTTAATGTCGGCCTGTACAGTTGCAGCTTCTTGGCCTAAGACTGAAAGTTTTTCTTTCTTAATGTCAGCTGATATATCTTGTTCGCATGTTGGGCATATATCATTATCTTCAAAAAATCTTGCATCTTTAACTAATGTTTTTATTCTACTATTATGATTTGCCTGGGCACCTTTAATATCAGACATCTTTTCTAAGAATTCACTATGCTCTTTTTCTTCTTGAGCAACTAATGCACTTAGATTTTTACCTACCTTTTTAGAATCCTCAAACAGTTTGGTTATTTCAGTCTTATGGTCATCAAGAGATAGTTTCTTTTGTTCAATCATATCCTTATTTAAAGATTGCAAATCATTAATGTACTTTGACTGTGAATCAATCTTTGTCTTATATAAGTCTATCTGATGGTTTATATCTACTAGCTCATCTTTGATTTTAGTATTCCTTTCACGCAATAGCATATTCATCTTAGAAAATATCTGAATGTCCAATAGGTCTTCTATTACATTTCTACGTGACCATGCTGGTAATTGCATAAATGGGATAAAAGAACTAGAACCTAAGACCACTACTTGATGGAATGATTTATGATTTAGTTTTAATATATTGCTTTCTAGGAACTTTTGATAATCTCTGACATTAGATGATTGGTTAATCATATTGCCATTCTGCCAAATTTCAAATTTATTTGGTTTAATACCTCTCACGATTTTAAACTCAGCATTACCAACATTAAATTCTATTTCAACCATTGCCTTCTTATTATTAATAGAATTCAATAATTGATATTTACCTATATCTCTGTGTGGTTTGCCAAATAGTCCGAAGGATAATGCATCCAATAATGTGGATTTACCTGCGCCGTTTTGGCCTACTATAAGAGTTGTTGGGGATTTGTCAAGTTTTATTTCAATAAAATCGTCACCAGTGGAGAGGAAATTCTTCCACTTACATGATTTAAAATGTATCATACTACCTCTAGATTTTGTGCTTCAGTATAAAGCTTCCTTAATTCAATTTTTAAGTGATCTTTATCAAGATCTGTATCAACTGCCTCAACATAGGAATCTAAGAGCTCTGTAGTATCTTCTAGGGATATTTTCTCGTCATCTACGCTTTCTCCCAAATACTCCTCAAATGATTCTGCAATCTTGAGTTCATATGTTTCAATAGACTGTAACTTGTCTACAAATTTATCAAACATATATAAGTCATTTTTATTTATAACAATGAGTTTGATAAACTTTTGTTTACATTCTGATAAGTCATATTCATTATAATCCGTCTTACTATCATCATATATAATCTTTTTAAACATGGTGATAGGGTTACGAACAGGTGTTACTTCTCGTGTTTCTGTATCCAATACATGAAAGTATTTAGGATCGTCAACATCGGCCCAAGTAAACTCCATTTGTGACCCAAGATAATGGACATTACCTTTACTTGATTTTGTATGGAAATGGCCAGATAAAACCATTTCAAATCTGGAAAAGATATCAGCATTCATTCCATGTGGATTAGGCATACCTGCCATCATTTCAAAACCTTTTAACTCCAGATGTGCCCCTAAAAATGGAGCCTCACATTTCATAGCAAATTTAGTGTATTCTTCATAGTTGCCATTATTAATCCATGGTATAACTGCAACACCTAGACCATCATAGTCCAGTACAGTTGGTTTCATTACTATGTTTACATTACTGGTAAAATAACCAAGCAGCTCTTTGAGACTACACAATTCATTTGTGTTTTTGAAATAGACATCATGATTTCCGGGTATAATATCCATGGTAATACCGGCATCGCGCATAGGCTCAAGAAAATGCTTCCTATTAGCATTAAGTGCTTTAAAGTTAACGAATTTTCTGTGTTCATAGAAATCTCCTAAGTGCAGGATGTTAGTGATGTTATGTTCTTTAAGGTATGGGAAAAATATTTCGGTATAAAATCTATCTGCGTAATTAAGAAATATGTCAGATGAGTTACGTGTACCACAATGGGTATCATTCAATATTGCTACTTTCATATATTATAGCATAAAGAGTTCTAATTTCTCTTTTGCTTTTTCCTCCTTTGCAAATTTCTTAATGGCCGCATCTTTGGTTCGGACAGTAGATATTCTTTGTCTTAAAGTATCGACATACTGTAGGGTCTGTTCAGCACCTGCATCGTCCATACCCATGGCAACAAAGTCTTCAATACCCATCTTCTCGATGAATTTAAATTTAATATCTTGTTGTTTCTTTTCCTTGGTTATTCGCCTAATAAAGGCGAAATAGCATATTTGGGTGAAGTAAGAGAATGCATTAGGTTTACCAGTCCTGGTTGCTGTTTCAATGTTATAGTTACCAATTGCCCTCAAGCAATTTTCAACGGCATCCATTACCATTTCTTCTCTATAGGTGTATCGAACAAAGTTCGGTCTGTGAGATAATCCTTCAGCAATCTTGATAAAACATGTTGCAATGTAATCAGTCACTTTAGGAACTTCTAGGTTTTTTTCTTTGGCCGTTTTACTAGATAATGCATAGTCATAGACGGCTTCTGAAAAGTCACGGTTATTAACATAATGTGGTTTTTCTTTTGGCTTAAGTTTTGCCATAGTGGGTTTCCTCCATAATAAGTATATTATACTACGTTTTCATTCAAATGTAAAGTGTTTTTTATAAAAATAATTGCAGAAAATGGTTGACAAAATCGGCTAAATGGTATATAATAATATAGTACCCCCGAGGGAGAAGAGGTATACCATATTAATGTATAGTCTCCTTAGCAGTATTGAGTTCATCTTCGTGGTATTCTTCATATTCATCACTTTCAATGTTTAACTTATCCATAATATTTTTAGTAAGAGATTGCATGGCTTCTTCTTCTGTTCTAATTATGGGTGTTTCTTTTGTGGCTAGAGCAAACTTTACATAAGTTGCTTTTACATCATCTATAATGCTTACATCTCCCACAATTTGTATTTTATTTATTGTATAGGCCTTTTGCTTTGAGAATGGGAACCAATCAGCCAGCTGGTATCCTCCCATCATATTGGAATATACAATTACAGGTCTTTCTATCACATAATTACTAGGGTTATCAGCACTAATTAAAGCAATGATGGTTTCACCACTTACTAATTTAAATTGTCTAATGTTTAAGTTTTCCATATTATATATTTATATCAAATAGCTTGTAGTCAAAGTGTTCTTTGGCGTATATTTTTATGCGCTCTGCAGCATGCTGTAATGTGTAATTCTTTCTGGACTTCCAATGTAAGTCATCTGCTATATCATATACCTTAGTATCCATGCCATCTGCAGACTTCCTCAAGCCGCGGCCTATACTTTGAAGAACCCTAATCTGACTCTTACTTGGTGAAGCAAATATAATATTGTGAAGACGCTTAATATTAATACCAGTAGAGAAAGTACCCATACTTGCCACAATAATCGCGTCGCTTTCCCTTTCAGTAATGGCCCTAATTTCTTCTCGCGTGTCCACATCGGTTTCACCACTGACATAAAACAATCTCCTCTCTATAATATCCATCTTTTCAAATTTTTTCTTTAACATATCATGTAAAGGTTTTCCGTGCTTATCAACATATTGGAATAATATAAGTGTATTTCCATTACTATCCATAGCTAGATTGGAAATAAAGTTATTACGTGGCTCATATTTCACAATAAAATCCATTTCTTCTTGGTAGTCTCTTTTAACTCTACAATGCTCATCACTATATTTTAATAATAATATATTAATATCCAATTGAGCTAGATCGTTACTATCCATTAATTTTTTAGTAGTAGTAACTTTGTGAACAGGCCCAAACAATCCTTCTAATACTAACTGATGAGTCTGTGTTCCGTCCAGAGTACCAGTAGTGCCTATTCTAATTTTGGCCTCGGAACATTTTTCAAGGATTGCTGTAAGTGATTTGGCTTTAAACTGATGAGCCTCATCACCTATAACCATTCCAAAAGGTTGAAACCATGCATGATTCATCTTATAAATTGACTGCCATGTGGTTATAATAACTCTTTGTGATATATTATATTTTTCTTTACCAGCATATATTCTATGACAATTTTCAGATACTTCCCATTCATCAAACTGGGAATAATCTCCAAAGTCTGAATACATCTGCTCTACTAAAGATGTTGTAGGTACTATTAATAATACATTTTTATCTGTAGCTTCTAAAAAGAATCTCATGGCCATGTAAATGATAAGTGATTTACCAGATGCTGTAGGTGATAATAAAAGTGATTGGTTATTAATCAGCGCGTGTTCTAAGGCTTCTAATTGGTAATCCCTAGGAGTTATTTTTTCTCCACCTGCTGTGAGAGTTAGTTCTTCTAAAAATGATGGGATATCTATTTTATTTAGAGCACCCGGCATGCCATATACTGAATTATTTTCTAACTCAATATCGTAACAACGTGCATCAGCAAACTCTTTTAGATATTTAAATAATCCCGTATATAAGGTTTTCTTTCTAAGGTCATATAATCTTATCTTGCCATCCCACATTCTATTTTTATATGCTGGCATGAATTTATAACCAGGTACATAGAAACAAAAGTGCTCAGATAACTCTTGCTCTATAGAAGGTTCTGTGGTAATCTCCAAGAACGCTTCATTTTTCTTTTTTATTTTTATTAAGTCCATTGTGGTCCGACAACCCATCCAACGATAGAGTATCGTGTTCCTTGTGTAAGTGGTGTAATTCTGTGGTGCATAATAGAAGGAAAAATTATTATAGATCCTTGTGTTCGTAATTTGGATAAATCAATATTATCAGCATCTCTAAATTGAAAATCACCACCAGAATATGTATCAGGTGGGGATAGTTGTATTATATATGTAAATTTTCTATGTTGTGGATTATCCCAAATAACATCTTGGTGCCAATCATATTTACCACCAGGCTGATATCTAAGTAATTTAGTTTCTTCTATGGACTTTATACTATATCGGAAACTTTTATTTCTTTGCTTTACCAATGCGGCTACTTTTTCATCTAGCCATGAAAATTTATGTGTTATATTATATGTATCAACCACACGAGCATGCGAATTTTTAATGGTCGTACCTTTAGACCATTTGGGAGTTATTGCAAATATAGCTTTTAAATCAGTTGCTGATAAAAAATTATTAAATACCACTTGTGAATTTTCTCCACTCTATCATATTCTTTATATTCTGATGACGCCACTTAATGTTTTCCATAATTTCTTTAAGTGTATCACATAATTCTTTTTGATATTCCATCTTGGCTTGATGTTCTTGTATAATAGGGTCAGCATCGTACCACTTATCCATATCACCCTTTAGTACGGTTAGACCATTCAGTGGATCATAGTCCCAACCTTTAGAGTCCATTTCTTCTTTTGATAATTTGCCATTATAGTGCATAAATTTATCTCTAAGTATTACCTTAAAGTCAAGGTCAAGTTTTTTCAACTTCATTTTATTTACACTATAAAGTTCTAGGTATTTTGCGTGGAGTTTTGCGGAGTCTCTGGACGATTCATCGAGACGCATATCATCTATAGGTGAATCTTTTTTCCACATTTCAAGTATTTTTTCTAAGTTATTCATAATAAATCCTGCTATTAATATACTATTATATCATGCTTTACTGCAAAAGTAAAGTGTTATTTTATTTCAAATGTAGTATACTTTAAAGTCACATCAGCTTGCAAGTATTCAATCTCTGTTTGTTGTGTAGAAAACTCTAATGATGATAAATTAGTAGGGAAACAATCCTTAAATATAATTTCCTTGGTAACGTTATTGTGAGAAGACAGTATGCTTAAAGTGGCATCTGCAACTTGATTTTCTGGATTAGATACAAGTCTATGCATCCAATTAAACATTTCTATATAATTTTCCATATCTTCGGTAATATTAAATCGCAATGCAAGACTGCTAAAATTTATTCTATCACCACTCACTGCTGTATTAACAGTTCTATATGGTACTGGTGCCTCTGTAACGGATATATCCGGTAGTGTTACTGCAGTACAAAAATATTCCAGATTAGGATATATTGCACTATCAATCTTGAATTGAAATCCTACTGGACTTAAAAAGTTTTTATTCGTCGTCAGTGTCGCCATCTTCTTCCTCTTCTTCTTCTACTAAACCCCACCAATTCCATCGGCCGTCTTTTAGTTCTTTATCTTCCATACTATTATTTATACACAAAAGAAAAGGGGTTCCGAAGAACCCCTTTAATTGAATCAGGTTAATGATTATTATGAATTTTGCATAATTCCATCAACTCTAAAGACTCTGAAGTATGGGTTAGCACGGTTTGTACCAGCACCTGCTGCAGTTCCCACGAATGGGTTCTGTTGCATTCCATATCTTGTTTTGAATCCGATTCTAGGTTGGAAGTCTTCCTCACCCACTGCTTTAACCATAGTTAAAGGAACGTATGGGCAATAGAATAGACCTGCGTCATAAGGATTAGCTCCTCTGTAACCAACTGTTACGAAATCTTCTGTAGCATACGGATCTACATAGATTTTGAACTTACCGTTAAGAACACCAGCAAAAGTATTACCAGTATCATCAACGTTTAAGTTAGTTGATAGTGCAGGACTATAATCAAGCATACCAGAAGCTGCAAGTACTGAAGCAACATCAGAAGAACAAAGTACAAAGTTACCTTTTCCTCTTCTTGTTTCTTTAGCAATTACGTTTGCTTCTCTTTCGATTTGCATGATAAGACCTTTAGCCTTCTCAGCCAACCATCTACCATCACTGTCAGTGTGCATATTAAATACACCTTTAAGTGCTAGTGAAGATTGAAGAGCACCGATTTTAGCTTTCTGATAAACAGTTCTTACTAATTCTCTGTTGATTTCTGCAAGAATTTCTGCAGATAGAATGTTAGCAAGTTCTGCTTCAGCATCAAGACCATGAATTGCTTTAAGGTCTTGCGCTAATTCCATTGTGTACTCAGCTTTAAGAGCTCTGGACTTAGCAGTTACAGTAGCTTTCTCGATTGAGAATGCCATTTCACCGAAAGATCCACCAGCACTTGGTGCAGGAGTACCCAATGCTTCAGCATCGGCTGTGTCCAAACCAGTACCGAATGTAGATACGGTATCAGCTTCGTCAGCAATTGTCCCAGTAGCTGGAGATTCTGAATCAGTTACTCCACCTAGACCAGTTACTCCACCTGCGTCTGCAGAGTGAGTTCCAGTTCCAGAGAAGTCTGTATCAGCTTCACCGAATAATGCTTCTGAACCACCTTGTGAGCTATACTTAGACTTCATTGCAAAGATAAGACCTGTTGGTCCACTCATAGGTTGTACACCTGCGATATCATATGCAATAAGGTTAGGCATTGCTCTTCTTACCAATGAGATAAGAACTGGGTCGAAAGTTCCAATATTAGAACCTGTTTGGTTAGCGGCAGCGGCTTCAGTCATGAAGTTACCACCTTGATGAGCAGCTTCTTCACGAAGAGCTACTTCTTGGTTTTCCAATAGTCTAGCAACAGTTGCTTTCTTATGCTTGTCCTGAATTTCAGGAACATCTGTATGCTCAAGTACTGGAGACCACTTTTCCATTAAGTTTGAATCTGCGTTAAACATTTTTGTTTTCCCCTTATAGATTACTTGTTAAATTTTGAGATTGCTTGTGTGTACTTAGACATTGAACTACCGACTTCGGCTGGTGCCTCATCGTTACCTACAACGCTAGATACTTCATCAACTGATTCGTTAATTTCTTTCTTGAAGTATGACTCTTTAACAACTTTAACTTTCATTTCAAAGTTATCTTTGTTATCGAATTCAATATCTTCAACTAAAGAACCTAATTTCTCAGCTTCTGTGTCTGCAAGCCCCGAAGATTGTTCTCTCACTACTTCTGATCTTTCCAAAATTTGAACTGATTCATGTAGTTTAATATTATCTTCTGTGGTTTTGTTTAATGTTTCTTCTAGTTCAGCAACCTGTTCTGATAATTCATCAACAAGGTCAACCTTACCTTCAGGAACATCGATATAATGTTCTTTGAACACTGATTGTAAAGAAGTCATGAACTCTTCAGCAATTTCAGTCCTAAGACCGTTAGTTACTGCGACTTCATTTTGGTCCATCCAATTAGAAACTACATAGTTTAAGTAGGAATCAACCTTCTCAACTAGTTCATTTTTAATATCAGAAACCTCTTCTTCGATATTTTGCGCATACTCAGCTTCTAGCCTTTCAACTTCTTGGCTTAACTTACTTGTAAGTACAGCTTCGAAAATTGCTCCAGCTTTTCCACGGAATCCATCTGAAAGAGTAGCTTCTTCTTTGATAATGTTATCTAAATCTTCATCAAAATCAATAGCTTCTACTTTAGCTTTCGCCTTAGGATCTGCCATTTTCTTTGTGACTTTAGTTGCTTTATCAACTGATGCGATGGAATCTTCTTCCTCGCCTTCAGATACTCTAGACATCTTAGCAAAAAGTTTTTGCGCGTCTTCTTTTCTAGCTTTCTTCAGCATTTCAACAGCTGCTTGAATAACTCCGGCTTTAGTTTTCGGAATAGAAATTTCTTTGACTTCAGGCTTTTCTTCCTCTTCGTCATCGTCTTTTTCATCTTCTTCTTTTACTTCGTCCTCATCTTCGTCCTCATCATCTTCATGATCGGCTTCCATTTTTTTGGACTTTTTACCGTAATTACCGCCTTCTTCAAGATTTTCCTCGTTTTCAACTTGTTGGTCTTCAACGAGCTCTTGATCAAGCTCTTCAGCATCTTGTTGAATGTCTTCAGAAACTAAATCTTCATTATTTTTAATTTCGTCATTTGACATTTGTATTCTCCTCTATTAAGAATTTACAAGTTTAGAGAGGAAATTCTTAAAAGCTTTAATCTCAACATCCGATGAACGCATGCCTCGAGCTTCTTTTATTTCAGTCTCAATTTCTTCAATTTCTTGTACTTTAAGGATTCCATTATCCCATACCCAAGATACACCTTCCATTATTCCATTCACAAAAGCGCCTGGAGCGGAAGGGTCTTGGACTATGTCTACTGTGGCTAACATAAAGTCATCTGCCACATAGGAAGTCCCTCTTTTTTGTACAAGAGTACCCATACCACGACTTGATACACCAAGCTTAACTCCACCTTCAAGTAGACCTTCTACGATCTTGCCCATAGGGGTATTTAATATTGATGCTTTTCCAACAACATCACTTCCACTCCATTTGAGTTCAGTGATTTTGTGTGAAACTTTATCAAGATTGATAGTCGGTCCTTCTGGGTGATTTAACTCACCAACCGCTCTACCAGTCTTTACTTGTTCTGTTACATATTTGTTTACTGCGCCTTCCAATACACTCTTTTCATATATACGACCATTTCTATTCTTCTGGTCTGCTTGCATGAAAACGCCTTCGATAGCATATTCTCTTGTGCCATCTTTTCTTTTTTCTGTAATAACCTGTAGGTTACTATCATGATATTCTGATATCAGTTTCATTCTAGTTCCTCGCCCATTAATTTTATAAAATCATTTGCAGACTTTTCTGCTTCTTTAGCGTTCTTAAAGTTGTCATCCAACTTATCGCCGTCTATGTAAACTATGTAATCTCTACCCTTCTGGGCAATTACTATATTTACTTTCTTTCTTTTGCCGCCCTTCATGGTTTTTACTTGTTTCTCTCCAGAAGCAAGTTTTACCTTTTCGCGCAGTTCCACAAATGATAACACTAATTATTCCTCTTCTTTATCGGAAGATTTATTATGCATACTAGATGCAATTTCTATTTTCTTTGCATCCATTGCCGCTTGTAATTTTTGTGCGATAACACCATCAAACTGTTTACCAGCCTTAACGTTATCACCATTTTTCACGTTGTCAATTAAATCAATAATACTTGTTTCCATTATATTTCTCCTGTATATATTTATAAATTATTAAAAGTCAAGATCATCTTCATCGCCGTCTGTTGCACCGGATTCTTTTTCTTTCTTGATTTGGTCTTCCATATCTTTTATGGCGTCGTCATCCATTCTTAGGACATTCTTAGCAATCCATTCAATGGATACATATTTACCTGCGTATTCATCTACTGTGCCTAACATGTCAAATCTTTCTCGCATTATCTCTGATTCTTTTAATTCTGAGAAGTAGTTATCCTCAATATAATCAAATGCAATAAAGTTTTTCCAATCGTCCCAATCTTCTTTAGTAATAACTGATTTTAATAACAACTGTGTTTTAAGTAGTTGCATAAACACATCACTAAATCTTTTTCTTAATCTGTCAATAAATTTCTTAAATTTAACCTCATCCCTAGATATTTCTGTACTTCTTCCTAGGGTAAACTGAGCTTCTTGTTCTAGTCTATTAACTGGAACATTCAATGATTTATATAATTTCTTTTGGAAATATATTATATCATCTATTTGGCCAAGATTTTCACCACCCGGTAATGTAGAAATTTCTGTTCCTCTACCGCCTTCTCTTCTAGGCAAGAAGAAATCTTCCAACATTGACATATGTTTCTTATCATCTTTAATATCACCAGTACTTGCATCATAAACCAATTTATTTCTATATTGACCCATAATACCTTTTAGGTATTCTTCTGCCTTACCCTTTGGTAAGTTACCAACATCAATATAAAAGATTCTACGTTCTGGCGCTCTACTGATTCTGTAAATAACCAGAGAGTCTTCCATCATTCTTAATTGATTAACAGGTTTAATTGCTTTATGTAGATATGATAATATTCTTTTTCTACTTGGATCCAACATACCTGAAGTTGCATACATTATTGCATCAGGATGTATTTTTAAACCTTGACCTGCCGCAGCATGGCCTTTATCTTGGAACAAGAAATATTCATCTTGTTTTACTATAATTTTAGCCCCAGTTGTAGGGTCTTGTTTTTCTTCTATTTCTTTGACCTTTCTTAATTTTGTAGGGTCAATATATCTTAGTTCTTTAATACCAGTCTTTTGATTTTTACCATCAATAATAATATGATAAGGTAATCTTCCATCCACATACCACTTTCTGAATATATCATGTGCGTATGAGTTGAAGTTTAATAACTGTAATATCTCTTCAAATTCGTTTCTGATAGTATCTTTAATCTTATCAGATATTTCTAACTTATCCAGAATAATCTGAATAGGTGTTTCATCGTGGTTTCCCACAATACTTTCGTTGGTAATATCTTCGATAGCGGCATCACACTCGGGTTGAGATGCAATGTCTCTATACTTTAATATTAAATCAACTTCGTTCTTGGCCTTATCACCATCTAAATCCAAATACGCGCCAAAATGCCCACCAGTAGTAATTACCCCAGTGCCGTCTTCATCTGTATTAGGTACGAAAGATGGCCTTATAGGCTCATTACCCTTCCGTTTTATTTCAAAACCAAAAAATTCTGCCATACTCTTTTCCTCAAATAATAATATCCGGAGGGAATAAATCCCTCCTTCTATTATATTTATACATCAAATTATGATGTAGTATCTGACTCCCAATATTGTACTTGTAGTTCAACTGTGAATTCCTGAATAGTATTTTCAGAATCATAGTTAAGGTCTATAGCCGCTATATTAGTTGGGAAAGTTCCTCTAAGGTCATATTTCTTAGTAACTTCACCTTGCTTATTTAATTGTTCAACAATCATATCAGCTTGGTAGTCACTAGGATTTGATAACCCTGTGTTTTCGTTGTGGTTATTGATACCGTTCATCCATCTTTCAAATGCGCCACGAACTGAGAATTCAACATCATTAATTACTGTGATAGACCATGGTTCAAATGTTCTATCTCCTGCAATCTGTAATTGTCTACCACGGAAAGGTACCGCAATAGGTGCAATTATTGATGCTGGCATCTGAGCACCTTTACATAAAAAGGATGTCAGTTCAACGTCACCTTGTGCGTAACTTGGAAAGTTACAAGTAACCTTAAACATGTTAGCACGTGCGCCACCTCCAACGAGTTTTGATTTAAAATCATCTACGCCTAAAATTGCCATTTTCTTCTCCTATTATGATCCAGCGATTTCTGAGAAATCGACACCAGTTCTTGTTGCCACAAAGTTTAGAGTAATGAAGTTAACAGAACGTGCAGGCTTGATAAAGATATCAGCTACAAATCTGTTACTATCAATAACTTGACTTGTGTTATTAGTTGTATCACATATTACTGCAAAGTCTGTAAGACCTCTTCGGCCTTTGACATCCCTAAGGAATGGCTCAACTAAATTTCTGAATTGTGCACGAGAAAACTCGTCATTGAATTCAAATAATTGAGCTTTTGCAGCAGTTGCAACCGCCTTTTCTAACACTATAAACAATCTTCTTACATTGATTCTATCAAATGCAGAAGGTCTGCTTAGTAATGTTTTATCTCCGAACAAGATTGTTCCTTGTCCTGGGAATGATACAATTGGATTAATTCTTGCTTTATAAAGAGTATCTCTATCTCCTTTTACTGGGTTATAAGCTAGTTTAGTAACACCTAGTAACTGTCCACGATTTACACCAGCTGGTGAGAACCATGAATCTGCTACATTATCAGCATTTGCACATAAACCTGCTTGATGCCCAGAAGCACCAATCCAACGATATACGTCGTTGTATTTATCATATACATATACAGCACCAGAATCGGTGGATGCATATGAAGTGGATGTTAATCCACCGCCCTCAGTACTTGCCCACGCCGTTACGTCAGCAGCAGGAGTTGCTGTTCCTACTGAATCTTCGATAGGTGGTGATACAAAAGCCATTACGTCTTTTCTTGCAATCGCTTTTGCAATTAAGTCTTGAGCAATATCTTTTGCACCATTTGCATCTGGATAAGCAAACAATAAATTTACATCAACAGTTTCTGAATCTGCAAATTTTGCAAAACCAGATATAATTTCTCCTGTTGTTGGTGCGTTATCGTCTGTAGCGC